GCCAGCCCCGACACCACGCATGGCAGGAAACGGAAATTCATGTCAGCAGTCTCTACACCAGCCCCAGCATCCTGCACCCTACGCATGCGCCAGTACACGAAGGTGTAGGTGGTAGTGTCATCAGGGGTGGGCCACACCGTAACAGCGGGAAGTTGCGGGACATATACAAGTGTCCCATCCACATGGCTAGCCGCAGTGGTATTGGCCTGTGCCCGGAAGCAGTTACCCAGGACGTTGCCAGAGATGTAGTTGTAGTAGATGATCTCATTGTCCAGCTTGATGAACCCAGCCGCCGCCAAACCCAGGACTGAATCCAAGGTAATGCTGGTGGCCGTGCTGGTAAGCGCACCGTCTAAGGCCAATGCAGTCGCCCCAGTTTGACCTGAATTGCGCTGAATCAGAACCTGGATAGGTCTGGCCTGGGTAAGCTTGTTGGGGATCGTGGCATAGGTGCTAACGCTTATGCGGGTGATTGTCAGATCAGCCTGATTGGTCGTTGAGTTCTGACCGGTGCGGATCACATGCTCCAAGAGATCAATGGTGTCATCTGGCAGGGCGTATGTGTTTAAACCAGCGGTAAGCACAAAGGAGCCTTGCTCGATTGTCCACATGTTTAAACCACGGTTTTGCCATTCGATGGTCATCAAATTCATGGAGCGGCGTGCCGTCCTGAGATCATAGCCAGACCTCATTTCCCGACCCGCACGCTCCCAAGACTCCTCGGCTATCTCCGTGAAGTCCATGTCGAATATTGATGTCCCGGTGGTTGTCATCTAAATCCTGCCGTTTTCTTTGCTATACCCTTGGGTTGAGCCACAAACTGTTTACCTGCCGCCTTACCTTGCCGCTTGGCCTTGGTAGTTGCTGCATACTCAGCAGAAGACAAAGACTTGATTGCCGCTTCGGGAAGATACCTCTCGCCTGTTTTTGACGAAGGCTTCCCCGACTTGGTGCGCCATTTCTGGTCACCCCAGTTTTTCAGGGAAGTCTGTGGCGCTTTCAATCTTTGTATCCCCCGCCTGCGGCTTTGTATTTCTTGGCGACAAGTTGTGCTTTACGGGCTGACCATTGGCCTGCGCCCGTGCCTTGAGTTGCTGCCGCCTTTACCTTGGACACGATCTTCTTGCGAAGGCCGGGTTTGGTGTAATTGCCTGCGGCATTAACCGTTCCACCGTCTTTATATTGAGTAAAGTCGGTATCGTCCCGGCGCTTCTTGCGCTTGCCACCGGGCATCTTGGAGGGGTTAATGTCCCCCATTCCACGGCTGGGCAACATCAGCACATCTTCCCACGGGTCTTACCCCGTTGAGCAATGCCATCAGCACGGCTGGATGCAGTACCACCAGAGGCCATCTTCTTGCCCATAGGATTGCGATACATCAGAGCCGCACCACCCTTGGTTTCTGCGCTGGTGAATCCTGCCTTACGGGCTTTTTCAGAGAAAGAAGGCTTCTTCTTTTTGGGCTTGGGCTTGGTCATCTCAGGCTCTTCACTGTACAACTGACCCGTCTCAGGGTTTCGTTTGTACTTCGATTTAGCGCCAGTTTCTTCATCTATGACATCCTCGCCCATCATCTTGTCTGCACGGGTTTCGGCTATCTCACCCATGCCGGTAGGTGCGGGGCGCTCATCTTCAGCCCCGCCAACCAAGCTTTCATCTTCACCAGCGTAACGCTTCATTTTGTTCATTTTGAACTCCTTAGCAGGCCATGCCGCCCTTTTTCAACATCTTCCCTTTGGTCTTGCCCTTGACAGCAATACCGTCAGCCCTTGAGGATGCGGAGCCGCCTTTGGAGTAGGTCATGCCGCCACCCATCATTTTTTTAGCCATGCCACCTTTTTTCATTTTGCCCTCGCCATCGGCGGCAAAACTTGGCACTTTCTTGCCATCTTTCATAACCATGGGCATACCACCTGATGCCATTTTGGCAGTGCCACCCTTTTTCATCCCAGGCATCGCCGCAGGAGGACGAGCGCCCATTGGGGGACGAGCGCCCGGACGAGCACCCATGGAACGGCCTTTGAGTTTCTCGGCCATCATTGCAAGCATTTTTGGATCCATTGGCATAGCACCACCTCTGTTGAATTTTTTGCCTTTATCGGCATTACTGAAATCTTGCCCCACGGACTGCGGGACACCGGCCTTCTTCGCAAAAGCCGGGTTATGAGCCACAGCTTCCATGAACTTGTGTTGTTTCTTTGTTGAGGATGGCATCAGATATACCTCCCCCGTGTTTTGCCCCTTTGGGCAATCCCATCACCCCGTTTAGACGCAGATGACTGAGTTGACATTGTCGTGCGTTTTGCAGGTTTCCGGGCCTTTACCCGGCCACCTTTTTTAAAGTCCGTGGAGCCAATGCTGTCCATGTCGTAATTTGCCATATCTGCGTTCTCAGGCATATCCGATACCGGGCTTTCGTTGTACTCAAACCCTGGCATTGCCTGATCTTCCTGTGGAATTAAGTCACCAATCCCGCCGGGGGGCATATCAACCGCTTGATCTATGGGCTGTTGGATTGGCATCAATCACCCCTTTTGACGAATAAGTTCGTCAATCTTTGCTTCAAGGCGGTTAAACCGTTGGTCAATGTGGTCAGTAATTCTTTGCACTTCTGCTTGAGTAACGTAATCACGGGCAACTTCCTCCCTTGTTTTGTTTATCAGAATGCTCAAACGGGAAATTTCTTCAAACTTCTCCCGCATCACAAAAACCAACAGCCCTATGAACAGGGTTAAAACTGTTGACCAGATTGAATGAATGTCCATCTCAGCATGCCCACGCCCGGAGGGCTTTGTTAATCCGTGAGTTTGGATCTTTTGCAGTCTTCTCTGAAGTCAATTTTTCCTTCATTCCACTCATCCTTGCACAGAAAGAGTCTCGCCTGCTGCCGCCCTCTGGTTGCGGAGGCTTCAGGTTCATGCCCTGTTTTTTCGCAGAGGCCCGACCCTTGGCGTTTAAACCGCCCTTGGGGTTCTTGCCTTCTTTGCGTGTCCATGCGGGGCTACCCATTTGCCACTTTCAAGTGCAACCGTGAATGCTCCTTGAGCAGTGGCTGTAGAGCGTCTTGCTCAAAGTTGCGGGTGAATTCTTGTGTGCCAATGTGTGGCAGGCTGATCATTGGGTCGAGATAGATCTTGTATCCATGCTCCCTCGCCCTGCGGCAGAACAGGTAGTCCTCACCAATGTACTCGCCATTGACGATGGCAAAATCAAACACGGCGTATTCATCCGCACCGTCCCCATCGCCCTTGTACTTCCACTCAGGGTGGGCTGCGATCAGGGACTCAATGACATGGCGGCGAATGAGCATAAAGCCCGTTGCCACGCTCTCCACACGCATCAGGCCGTTCTCATCAAATTCCAACTGGTTGTGTTCATCCAGGTAGAAGTCCAGGAAGAACTTGGCATCTGCCGCCCTGCGGGGATACGTCCCGGCCACAATGTCCCGGTCTGTAGACAGGGCCAAGAGGCGGGTCACCGCCTCGACATTAATGACCACATCAGCATCCACAAACAGCAGATCGGTGCAGTCGGAGTCCATGAAGTTGGATACCAGCTTGTTCCGGGCCTTGGTGATGATTGAGCAGCCAGACAGGTGAACCAGATGAATTTGGACACCCATCTTGTCCAACTTGGGGACGAGTTGCGCTATGGCAAAGCAGGTCTTGATGTTGACCTTACCATCGTAGCAGGGGATCGCAATCATAAGCTTGCGCCCCACCAAGTTGAAGCTTTTATCAGCCATAGTACACGTTAGCAGAAAGTAAGTTGCTCATGTTTAGGTAAATACCGTTTTGAACCAGTATCCCCTCTCCGGGAATCAACGCAAAATTGCCAAACAAGTCAGATGCGCCAGTGTCGTAGCTGGCAATCCACAGTGATGCGTATGTGGCCGCCGTGCCCCCCGCAATAGTCCCAGAGTTAATGTCTGTGACTGTAAACGTGTCTGCGCCCGTGCGTGTGATGGAGTAGTTGCCGTTAGTGCCTGATGACCCGCTTGCTGTTGCAAACGCAATCCCAACCACATCTCCAGTAACCAAACCGTGGGCTACCTTTGTAACGGTGATAACAGCCGCAGTCCTTGAGTATGTAGCCGATACAGGTGCTGTGGTGGTGTCAAAGATGTCCAGCGTTCCAGCCGTGGCTGTGCCAACCATAGAAATAGCTTTGAGGCGGTTTCGCCCCAGAACAACAAAACCCGAGTTGTTGAGGTGTCCTGCTTTAACGTCTGTTTGCATTCCCATAATCAATCTCCTGAAAAGCGGGGGCCGAAGCCCCCTGGATCAATTAAGCGGATGCTGGGAACTGCGAACCGTTAGAGTTGGCAACCACATACACGATGGTGTACTGCACCGTACCAGCAGTAACAGCGGCCACAGTGGGAGTCATTGTGGCAATCACTTTAACGTCCGTTGCGCCAATACCAATCCCGCTGGGGGATGCAGTAGAGGCTGCGCCGCACCATGCGCCTAATTTAGCGGCTGCGTTGCTGATAGCTGCACGACCAGCAGAAGTCACATCTGTAGCGGCCCAGTACAAAGCGGCGGTAGTGCCATCTCCAATGCTGACGTTGGCGGCAGTAGAGCCGGTGAACGCAACAGTGGTGTCGATGTTAATTTCAAGGATTTGAGCGCCAGCAGGCAGCACACAAATGGTGTCGGTGGTAGCTGAAGCAGCCTGACCGGTGTAATCTTTTTTGAAGGTTTGAGAAACAACGGTTGCACCGCAGTTTTCAATCGTGCCGACAGTTGTGCCGGTGGTGTTACGGACAGTGCCCAACAACCAGGGGCCAAGGTGAGTTGCGAATCCCATAAGAATATCTCCATGCGTTAAGGTGTATCAATCTTGCATGACAGTCAGCCGGGACTGTTTGATACACCGGGTTTCCCGGAATGCCTCATTTATACCATGTAGTTTAAACGGACACAAGAAAAAAGGGGGCTTGTGGCCCCCTTTTTTGCTTACCTTAT